TGCCGTACTTAGTGATGGAAACTTTCAGTTTGTCATAACCATGGACGCCGTTGCTGCCATCATCGAGAGCACCGATACCCTCAACCTGGACATTGAGACTTTGGAAACTCTCTTCAATAGAGATAGCATACTTAGCACGTTGAGCAATATCAGAACGCAGTTTTGCAACTGCACTTACAGTGTTCCTCAAAGAGTTGAAACGCTTGAAGTATACAGCTTCTGCTTTCTCACACTGCTCGATGGTGAAGTGAGAGGGGTGATATTGAATCTGACAAGGCAGTTCAAAATTGTCTGGATCCTCAACATAAGTTGCTGCGAGGACTGTGGTATGTTGCCCATCGACGACCATCTTATCGCCGTTTGGACGTTGGAAGATCGAGAGAGGTTTAACAAGAAGGGGGTCAAACTCCTTCGCTTTCTTGATAAACCCAAGGTTGATCAACCTCTGATACTTGGGATCAACCTTAAGGTCTTTAATGGGAACGTATACAACTTCCAAGAATTGTTTACGTTCAACTTTCTTTCTTATTCCTGAAATACCTTGTTTGATAAATCCTTCTACAAGGGACAGGACATTCATAACCGCTTCAAGCGGCTTAGTGAGCTTTG